CTACCTTACATACTTGTGGGGGGGGAATCAAGAAATTAAGGTGAGCGTTATAGACGAAAAGCAAGGCAAACGCCGTATTCGCAAACTAACTCCTCTTGAATGTTGGAGACTTATGGGATTCGATGACGAGGACTTTGAAAAAGCGAAAGCGGTAAACAGTAACACGCAATTATATAAGCAAGCCGGGAACTCGATTGTGGTGAATGTACTTGAAGGGATTTTGAGTAATCTCCTTCTCCCTCAAACACCTCAACAGAAGATGGCACAGGATATTCTTTCTTGGCTTGATGAAGTTATGGAGGTGAACTCTTGAAGTTTGAAGCAACGCCCTTAGAACTTACAACCGCAAATCAATTTGTTGCTTCACTCCACCGACATCACGACCCTGTTTATAGAGATAAATTCAGAGTCGGTGCAATGTACGAAGGAACTCTTGTAGGAGTGGTGCAAGTAGCAAGACCTGTGTCTCGGCATTTGGATGACGGCAAAACAGTCGAAGTCGTAAGGTTGTGTACCAACGGAGAAAAAGACTGTTGCTCGTTTCTATATGCAAAAGCTGCTCGCATTGCTAAAGAGATGGGTTACGAGAAAATAATCACCTACATCTTAGTAAGTGAATCGGGCGTATCTCTCAAAGCGGCAGGTTGGGTTGAAGAAGCCGTCACTCGTGGCGGTGAATGGTCTCGACCGAGTAGACCGAGAAGCACTACCGCTCCCACCGTTCCGAAAAAGAGATTTGCAAAATATTTATTGGAGGTGAAAGATTGACCTATATATTCGACTGTGAGGTTTTTGCTCACGATTGGCTGTTTGTATTCAAAGACATTGAAAGCGGAGAATACATAGTCATTCACAACGATAACGAAGCGGTTAGACAGGTTATGGCAGATTCACCTCTTCTCGGTGGATTCAACAACAAACATTACGACCAATTCATTCTAAAGGCGGTACTCGCTGATGCTACCCCGGAGGAAGTGAAAGAAGTCAACGATTTTATCATCGTGTACAGCGGTGTCGGATGGCAACATCCTCTCATCCGCAGTTCATCTTTCTATTTCGACCAATTCGATTTGTTTGATGACTGTCAGATGGGTTTGTCTCTGAAAGCGATAGAAGCTCACCTCGGTATGGACATTCGAGAATCGGAAGTCGATTTTAACATTGACCGTCCTCTTACTCCTGCCGAGTTGGATGAGACCATCTTCTACTGTAAGCACGATGTAGATGCGACTGAGCAGTTGTATCACCTGAGAAAAGGCTATCTTGAAAACAAGCTAACCCTCGGTCGGGCAAAAGGAATTGAAGACAATAAGGCATTGTATATGACCAACGCCAAATTGACCGCAGCTTATCTCGATGCTCAACCGAAAGAACACGATGACGAACGACAGTATGTGTATCCCGACAACCTGCTCCGTGAGTACATCCCCGATGAAGTGTTTGAGTTCTTCGATAGGCTCTACGACACATCTCTCTCGGATGAAATCGTGTTCACAAGCAAACTAAACTTTAACATTGGGGAATGTCAGGTAACGCTCGGTTATGGCGGTATTCACGGTGCAATCCCTACATACCGAGAAAAATCTACCGAGACACGCTCCATCCGCAACCGAGATGTTGCGAGTTATTATCCGCACTTGATGACTCTCGATGGGTATTGTAGTCGAAGCATTCCAAACCCTGAGAACTATGCGGTAATGCTCGAAACTCGAATGCAAGCAAAAAAGTCGGGAGACAAGGCTACTGCAAACGCCTTGAAGTTGGTTGCTAATACCACCTACGGTGCGATGCTCAACCGATACAATGATTTGTTTGACCCTTTGATGGGACGGTCTGTTTGTATCACAGGACAGTTAAGGTTGTTGGAACTGACCAATCATCTTGTCGCAGAATGTCCGACCTTGAAGGTCGTGCAGCTCAACACCGATGGTATTATGGTAAGTCTCGATGACTCTGACCTTGAAACCTACGATGCTATCTGTCAGGAATGGCAGGACAGAACAGGTTTTGAACTTGAAGAGGACTGCATCTCAGAAATCGTACAGAAGGATGTCAACAACTATGTCGAGATTGCCACCGATGGTAGTACCAAAATCAAAGGTGGACAGTTGGTACGAGGGGTTGCCCCGGCAGGAGCATTCAATGTAAACAACAATGCGACCATCGTTGCCAAAGCACTACTCGATTACTTCGCAAAGGGCATCCCCGTAGAGGATACCATCAAAAGTTGTAATGACATCTTGGCATTCCAACTTGTAGCCAAAGCATCGGGTCTCTACTCCGCAGCTTATCATATTGTCGATGGCGAAAAAGTCAAGGTGCAGAAATGCAATCGAGTCTACGCTGTCAAAGACAAGCGATATGGTACGGTTTTGAAGACCCACGCAGAAAAGGGCAACGATGCGAAAATCGGCGGTCTCCCCGAACATTGCATCATTGATAATACCAACGAACTCACAATCGAGGTCGTAGACAAGAATTGGTATATCAAGCTCGCAAGAAAGTATGTGAATGACTTCCTCGGAATTAAACCTCCGAAGAAGAACACTCGCAAAATCAATTCCATCAAAAAAGAAATATTAAAAATATTGGAGGTTTGACAAATGGCAAAAAAGACCGAAATTGACCCTGCCACTATGAATGTGTGGCAAAAACTCCTCTCAGCGAGGATTGACTTCTTGAAAAAGGGAGTCACTAAGTCCGGGGTAAATCTTCACGCAGAGTTTAAGTATTTTGAACTTGAAGATATTGTCCCAACCGCAACCGAAATCTTTGCGAACTACAACTGCCTGTTCGTGACGAGTTTTCCTGACGGCAAGGCTGTCGGCAGACTCATCAATCTCGACAATGCCGAAGAGCAGGTCATCGTTGAGTTCAACACTCGCTCTATTTCTGAGCCTGCAAAGTTCCGTATGAACGAAGTTCAAGGCTTGGGAGCGGAAATCACCTATATGCGTAGATACCTCTACTTCCTCATTCTTGATGTGGTAGAAGCAGATGCGTTTGATGGTGACTCCGGCAAGGAAACTCCTGCCCCTCAGCCTAAGAAGCCTGTTTCCTCCGAGAAGCGTGAGGAAATCAAACAGGAACTGACCGCCCCCGAAGCAAACGCAGACGAGTTGCAGATTAAGGCTCTGAAAGCTGCTCTGAAACGCTTGAAGGAAATTGACGAGACTCAGGAAGAGTTCATTCAGCAGATTGCATTGAAGACCGAACGCTTCACCAAAATCTCTAAGACCGCCTGTGAGACTCTCATCTTGAAGATTGGCGATATGGTGGACAACTACGCTGTTGAGGAGGAAAGCTAATGGAATGGTTAGACGGCAACCGTATTAAGGTTGTACCCCCTCGCAGACCTAAAAAACTGACTGCAACTCGCTTTGCTACGGTACTTGGTCTGAATCCGTGGTCTACTCCGTTTGAGGTGTGGTGTGAAATCACAAAGACTTATCAGAAACCCTTTGAGGATACCATCTACACCGAAGCAGGTAAGACCATCGAGCCTAAACAGGCACAGTTTATGAAGAAGTCCTACTTTATGACCAACATCGTTACCCCTACCGACATCTACGGTGAGGACTACTTTAATCGCACCTTTGGTGACTTCTTCAAGGAAGAGCCTATCTTCGGTGGTATGTGGGACTACCTTCTGTACGATGATGAGGGCAAGCCTGTTACCGTACTCGAAATGAAAACCACCAAACGAGCCGAAGATTGGGCAAAGGACATTCCTGAGTACTATGCTCTGCAAGCTGCTCTGTACGCTTATCTGCTCGGAGTTGACGATGTGATTATGGTTGCATCCTTCCTCGCAGACAAGGATTACAAAGACCCTTCTCAGTTTGTGCCGAGTGCAAAAAACACCATCACCGTTCCCTTCAAGGTATCCGAACGCTATCCCGACTTCGAGAAGCGTATCCGCAAGGCTGAAAAGTGGTGGAAAGACCACATCGAGACAGGTATCTCCCCGGCATACGATGAGAAGAAGGATGCAGAAATTCTCAAAGAACTTCGTACCAATTCTCTCAACCCTGAGACCGACATCGCAGAACTCATTCGTGAGGGTGAAGAGTTGGAGACCGAAATCGCCAATCTGTCTGTTGCGTTAGAGCCACTCGAAAAGCGTTTGAAGATTGTCAAGGACATCATCAAGCAACACGCACTCGCTCAGTTCCGAGACGGTGACAAGACTGTTTCCATCACGGGCGAAAAGTATGTGTGGAGCGTATCTCGTTCCGAGTCAAATGAAATCGACAAAGACGGACTGAAAGCAGATGGTCTTCTCGAAAAGTACACGAGAGCAAAGACCACATATCGAATTACGACCAAAGAAATCAAGGAGGACAAATAAATGTACATTAACCCTTTTCTCGCAGGAGTTCTCGCCACCATTGGCATTGAACTCATTCTCATTCTGACTGCCGCATTCGTGGCATCCATCAAAAGAAAGAACAACGGAGGTAGAAAGTAATGGCAAAGATTGCACTCACCGAGGGATTCTCCCTCATCCCGGAAGGAACTCACATTTTCAAGATTACCGATGTTTCCTATAAGGAAGAGTTCGGTAAGTTGGAGGTCAAGATGAAGACCGCCAAAGGACAGACTCATACCGAGAGATTTAACCTGATGAAGCAGGATGGCTCTCCCAACGAAGGTGCGTACAATGCGTTTTCCTTCTTTGCAAAGACCGCTTTGAAGGACTACACTCGTACCGAAATCGACCACGATGAAATCGTTGGCTGCTTTATTTCCTGCTCTGTCGAACACGACACTCAGCCGTCCAACCGAGACCCCAATAAGACCGTTACTTTCGTAAGACTCGGTGATAAGAGTCCTGCTGACGGTTTCACCGAAGCAGAGGTTGCAACTCCTGCAAAGAAGACTGCTCCTGCACCTACCGCTAAGAAAGCAGCTCCTTCCAACACGGGCAAGTTCGACCTTGATGACCTGCTCGGTTAATGGAATCTAAACTGCAAAGAGAATGTGCTAAGTACCTAAGCTCTGAGGGTATTTATTACAAAAAGAATGTACCCGGTATTCTCGCTTGTATCAACGGACAGTTTGTGATGTTTGACTTCAATGAGAATACACCACCTCGCAAGCTCACAGCGAGCGGCGGTCTTTGTTACCGCCCTCGCTCCTTGCGAGAGTTCATTGAACAGGTACGAGAAATTCAGAGTGAAACCATAGGTAGGAGGTAAATGGTACTATGGCATCAATCAAAGATAGCGGAAACCGCAGAAACTTTGAGTCCGGGGCAGTACGGGACATTGCTGAGGGAAAAGGAAGATGCGACCTGCTCCCTCTCCGCACGATTGGATTCATCGAAAACGACAGCATTCTAAAGGACATTGACAAGTATGTGAGAACGGGCAACAAGTTCTGCATTGTCAAAGTCATCAAAGCGTTCTCCGATAAATACTTCGGGGATTTGAACTCGGCAATGCTCGAAGTATCTAAGCACTACGAGGATGGGTGCAACAAATACGGAGAGCGTAATTGGGAGAAGGGCATCCCTCTCCATTGTTACATCGACAGCGGCATTAGGCATTATCTCAAACATCTTCGTGGAGACACCGATGAGCCACACGATAGAGCGTTCCTTTGGAATATGCTTGGTGCAATTTGGACTCACGATAATCACCCGGAAATGGTGGATTTACCTTTTGCTCAGAAACCGCAGGTTAAGGAGGATGCAGAATGAAAATTATCAAGCCTTATCACGAGATTATGACTCCGCTCGATGGCGAACAGATGCTGAAACACATTGAAGCGTGTGGGCGTGTTTGCTACAAGAGCGAACATAAAATCACAGAGGACAGTTATCTCACCTTTGTACGCAACATTGTAAAAAGAGGTCACGAAGCCGTTCTCGAACATTTCTCTATCACAGTCAAGTTTGTATGTGACCGGGGTGTTTCCCACGAAATTGTCAGACATCGTATGGCATCTTATTGTCAGGAATCCACTCGTTACTGCAACTACTCGAAGGATGAATTTTGCGGTGAAATTACGGTCATCGAGCCGCTTTTCTTGAAGGTCGGTACAGATGGTTACGAGCTGTGGAGAGACAGTTGTCAGATGGCAGAACGATTCTATTTCGACTTGCTTGAATGGGGTTGTACTCCGCAAGAAGCAAGAGCCGTTCTTCCTAACAGCCTGAAAACTGAAATCACAATGACCGCCAACCTCAGAGAATGGAGACACTTCTTCAAGCTGAGAACATCAAAGGCTGCACATCCGCAGATTCGAGAAGTCGCAATGCCTTTGCTCGCAGACTTCAAGAGACACATCCCCGTGGTGTTTGATGACATTGAGGTTGCTTTATGAGTTATCGCAAGGTCGGATGGCTTGAACAATGCTTCTATGTCATCCGATGGAAGTTTCGAGAACTGTTTAGGAGGAAACCCAAATGAAGGTCAAACAGTTTCGAGGTAAGCCGTATGGGGTGCAACTCACAGCAAAAGAGAAAAAGGCAATGGATATGGAAATCAACAGGCAGCTTGTCGAACGAGAAAAGCAATATCAAGCTGATGTTGATGCTATGGTCTTGTATGTCCTTATGTCCCGGTACGGTTGGAAAAAGAAGAGACTCAAAAAGTTTTGGGATGCGTTCAACGAAGAACACAAGAAACTTTGTGAGTTCTATATGATGGATGAGCCGGGAGACAATATTTGGCTCGCACATCGAATGCTCGCTCAGATTGGTGTAGATGTCACCGAATGGGTGAAAGAAAATAATGATTAGGAGGTAAAAGTATGAAACTCAAAGCAGTTGATAATCAGGTCTCATTCTATATGATTGCAGGAAAAGATGTCGTTCACAATCAGATGACATTGAAAGCTGCTGAGACCGTAATCTCCCTCGGTAAAGAAGTCAAAGAAAGTGTCCGTTTTATTGGACACCACATTTGCGTGGATGATAAGTTCTTCTTCGAGGGAGAGTTCTCAGAAAAGAAAGGCAAGAAAAAGACATCCTCGGAGGTTGAGCCGAAGGAAGTCTCCACCGGGGATTAACCCCTAATGAGATACGCAAATCTCCCTCCCGAAATTACCGCTCTCCCTCAATGGGTTTGTGTGTGGAATGGCTCAAAGATACCAATGAAAGCCAACGAGAGAAAAGGTGCATCGTCCGTCAACCCGGACACTTGGTGTGACTTTGATACCGCTCATAAAGCGGTCGAGGATGGTATCTACGACCATTTGGGATTCGTATTCAATAACAATGGCATTGTGGGTATTGACATCGACTGTGGTTTCGATGATGACGGTTTTCTCTCAGACATAAGCGTAGACATTATGCGGTCGTGTCGTTCCTACACAGAAATATCTCGCAGCGGTCGAGGTGTTCACATCCTTCTCAAAGGCGAGTTGCCCTTCAAGGGAAAGAACAATGGTAACGGAGTTGAGATTTATCGGAGTAGTCGATACTTCATCGTCACCGGGGACAAGCTGATATACGATACAATGATTGAGAATCAAGAAGCAATCGACTATATCGTTGCAAAGTATTTCTCTGACACGATGAGGGAAAGCACTACTACCGCAGAGAACACTCAGCGTATCTACTCACCTGTTTATGTGAAACCTGAGAATGGTAAAATCTCTCTTCGTCCACAATATCCACCGATTGCGAGCGGTATGAGAAACCTCAGTCTTACCTCTCTCGCAGGTCAACTGCACAATCAAGGATACTCGAAGAAAGAGATATATCAAGAACTATTACACGCAAACAAAATGGCTTGTACTCCTCCCTTGCCTACTTCCGAGATACAAACCATCGTCAACAGCGTTACGAAGTATCGGAGGTAAAAATGAACGAGGAATTTATTTGTCAAGTCCTCGCAGAACTCTTTGACTATCCGTGCAATTTTTCTCCACCCGAAGAAGAGTTGCACGATAGCGAAGAGAAATGCGAGTGGTGTGAAAAGAATTGCGGTAAAGCTACTGCCGCCGATTGTTGGATGCGTTATTTCCAAATTAAATATGCAGAAGGAGGTGAAGACAATGCTCGATAATGATATTTCTGTACAGCCGGAGTTATTCGAATTGAAAAGCGGACAACTCATCTTGTCTGAAAACCTGTCGGAAAAGATGTTTTACATTATGGGGGTACACCCTGAATCTCGTCAACTCGACAACAGCGGATACTCTTGGGATGAAAGCGGAATGGCAGAACTCTTTTCGGAATGCTATAAGAGCGATACTCGCTATTGTCCCGAAGCGAAAACTTGGTACACCTATGATAATGGTGCGTGGCGTAAGGATGTAGGCTCTTTGCTTGTAGCAGAAAAGATAAAGGAGTTTACACGACTGATGGTACTCTATTGCGGAGAAATCTCGGACGAAGAGAAACGCAAGAGTTACTTCGCATTCGTAAACAAGATGGGAGACCGAAGATTCAGAGACAGACTTATGAAGGATGCTGCATCGGTCTTCCCTATATCAGCATCACAGTTTGATGCAAACCCCAATCTCATCAACTGTCTCAACGGCACTTACGACTTGGAGAAGATGACCTTCCGAGAACACGATTGGCGTGACTATCTCACAATGCAAACCAACTTCGAGTACACATTGCAAGATGATATTCGATGTGAGCGTTGGGAGAAATTCATTGCAGAAGTGACTTGCAATGATAAAGACAAAGCAGACTACTTGCAGAGAGCTTTAGGTTACTCAATGCTTGGTACTTCCAAAGAGGAATGTATGTTTATCCTCCACGGCAAGACCACTCGTAACGGCAAGAGTACAATGCTCGGAACGATTCACCATTTGCTCGGTGACTATGCGACAGTTTCCCCGGTCTCTATCATTTGCAAAACGGACAGGTCTAAGAATGCAGAACAGGCGTCTCCTACAATCGCAGCTCTCAAAGGTAAGAGGTTTGTTACGATGGCAGAGAGCAATCAGTACGGCAAGCTCGATGAGGAAGTTATCAAGCAGCTCACAGGTGGTGAGGAAATTACCGCTCGTAACTTGTACGAGAGTATGATGACATTCCTTCCTCAGTTTACTTTGTGGCTCTCTTGTAATGACCTGCCCTCGGTCAACGACAAGTCCCTCTTTGCATCCGACCGTGTGCGAGTGATAGAGTTCAACAAGCACTTCACAGAAGCGGAACGAGATGAGACCTTGAAGGACTGTTTCAGAACGCCCGAAGCGATGAAGGGCATCTTTACTTGGCTTGTTGCCGGGTACTTCAAGTACAAGAGGTTTGGCTTGGTGATGAGTGACGAGATGAAAGCGGTCATCAAACAGTATGAGCGTGACAACGACCTTGTATTACAGTTCCTCGAAGAGAAGTGTGAGAAGGTGGCAGAAGGTAATACACGGTCTAAGAGTTTGTATGACTCGTATAAGATTTGGTGCAAGAGCAACGGTTATTTCGTGTGCAGCTCAAAGAAGTTTACCGCAGGATTGGAGCAACATCCTGAGTGGCATAACGGTCGGAGAATTGTGATGGGATACCCTGTGTATGATGGTATTGCACTCAGAAATTGAGAAAATAGTAGATAATAGTAGATGATTTTCGGTATTTTCCATAAAGTGTCTTATAGAGAGGTATATATAGAGGACTTTACTGAAAAACGCTAAAATTATCTACTATCTACTACTAAGCGAAAGGAGAAACTATGGACGATAAAGAACTCGTTGAAGTCGGTGAGAAAGTTGTCAAGCGTGGCAGACCTAAAGGCTCAGGAGGTAATGAAAGAAAAGACCTTTCTTGGAGCGGAAATGAAAATGTTCAACCGGGGGATATGGGTCGATATTTGCGACACGCTCTTGCATCGTGGGATTTACCTGTTATTGACATATCGGATGAGAAACAGGTAGAAGAGCGTATCCTTTGGTACTTCAATCATTGCGTGGAAGATGACATCAAGCCTACTGTAACAGGTATGTGTAGAGCGTTAGGTGTGGACAGAAAGACCTTTTATCGTTGGGGACAAGGCGAAGTCAGAAACTCCACACATTGCCCCCTTATAAAAAAAGCGTATGAAATGCTCGAAGAAATGTGGGAAAATTGGATGGTCAACGGCAAGGTAAATCCTGTGGTTGGTATCTTCCTCGGCAAGAATCATTTCGGCTACGCTGACAAGCAAGACATCGTTGTTACTCCCAACAATCCGCTCGGTGATGTACAAGACGAAGAAGAGATTCGACAGCGTTACATTGACTCGGTGGTTGTTGATGAACTCCCTGAGAAGATTGATGACTAAAGTCCGAAGGAAAATAAAAACAATTTTTCTTCCCCAAAAAGTCGCAGAAAGCACTTTTTACAGAAAGCTGAAAATTTTCGAGGTCGAATTTTTGGGCGAGACTTGAAAAGAAAGTCAATCGAAAAGTGAACGACAAAAGACCCACACGGGCGGCGGTGCTGCCTTGCGTGGGTCTTTTCTTGCGGTTGTGCGGTTGGCTCTGTGGCTCGCTGTGGTGCGTTTTGCGTGTTGGTGGTGTTGTTATACCTCTGTCGGTTTGCGTGGCTCTGTGGGCGTTTCTGTGGCTCTCAGAGAGGGCAACGAAAAACCGCCCGGAACAAATCCGGGCGGCGGTTGTTATCTCTTCCACGGCGGGCGGTGTGTTTGGCGTGTCCACCATTCCACACGGGCGGCGAGTTGTTCGGGCGGTGTCAATGGTACTTGTATAAGTTCGCAGCCGTTCGGCGTTAAATAATAGCCGTAACCGTACCGGGGCAAGCTCTCGCAGCCTTTTATATTGATAATATTTCGGCTGTCTTGTGCTGTCGGACATCGTAAACCAATACGAGAGTCCATATTAACTTTAATTTGACCGTTAATAATGTCTTTTGTGGGTCTCTGAGTGGCTAAAATTAAATGAATGTTTGCAGCTCGTCCGAGTTGGGCGATTCTGATGATTTGCGGCATTGTTTGCCGTTTTTGCGTGGTCATAAGGTCGGCGAACTCGTCAATAAATATATATAGCTCGCTTTCGGTGCTTTTCTTGATTCGTTGGCGTTGCATTGCTCTATAACGGTCTTCCATTAGTTCAACCGTCCAATTAAGAGCGGTTATAATTTCGGGCGGCTCTGATGCGTAAGCGGTTGTATGTGGTAGTGGTTTATAGTCGATGAGTTCAACCCGTTTCGGGTCTATCAATACGAATTGCACCCGGTGCGGAGCTTTGAAAAGTGCCGTATAAATTAGGCTGTTTAATAGTACGCTTTTACCGCTGCCCGTGCTACCTGCTACAAGTAAATGCGGCTGTGTGAGCATATCAAGACAAACGGCGGCGGCATCTCCTCCGGGCGTGTTCCATTTCTTTTTCATTTGGTTTTACCTCCTACAAATCGAGCCGGGGACGAATTGCCCCGGCTCAGTTCGTTATATATCCATCTCGGCAAATTCTCGCATTTCTGCCGCTATTCCTTCGGGCGTGTTTGCAAACTTTCGCAGCCATTCGGAAAAGTGCATAGATAAATAACATTCGAGATTTTCGAGGTTTTGCGGCTTGTCTGCTATGGTCTTAATTGCTTTACAAAATAATGCGGCGGTTTCGGTGTGTTCTCGTGTCATTGTTTATTGTCCTCCACTTCAATTTTAATGTCGGTCAATACATAGTCCCACGATGTACCCCAATGTGTAACGCCCCAAATATAAATATCAAGAGACGGAATATAATATACAATTTCGTTGGTATAGTCTTTTAATATTTCCGCTCCATTGTCAGAGATAATAAAATATTGGTAAATTTCGGGTTGTTCGTCCTGCTCTCGTTCGAGTTCGTCAATTTGTTCTTGCAGCTCTTCAATGGCTCTGTCCGTGGCTGCATCTTCTTCTGGGGTGCTGTCTTCCGTGATTCGGTCGGTGAGTTCGTCAATCTGTTCTTGTAACGCTTCTATTTCTTCGCTATTGTCAATATAACCGTTCACTTGTTCAGGCTCGTTATATTCCCCGTTAATCTCGGCGTAAAACAGCTTTGTAATATCGTTGCACATAACTGCATCAAATGCACGGCTTAAAGTTCTATAATCAATATAGCCGTTCTGAATGCCGTAATCGCTGACACGCTCGCCGCAAAAGTAAATAGATTTGTGTACATAGTTTTTCATAGTGGGTTAATCCTCCATTTAATATTGATTTTTTACCGTTTGTCTGCTATAATAGAGGAGCAGCCGCCCGGCGTGGGTTGGTTGTGTGGGTTGTCCGTGTGCTTTCTCAGGGCGTAGCGGTCAACCCTTTTTCTATTACGGTATCATTATATCACATTCGCATTTACTTGTCAATAGTTTTTGCGAAAGTTTTTCAAGATTAAATGCGAAAATTTTTCAAACAGCAAGCCGGGCGGCGATGGCGTGAGGAATTGCCCCGGCTTTTTTTGTTTTGTGGCGTGGTCTGACCGTGTGCAGCCGTCCACGGTGGGCGGTTGGAGCGGATGACCCCCGGAGGGGAAGAGGGGCAGCGACCGCAGCCGGGGTGAGGGGTAAAACCACTCTCGAAAATAAAAAGGGAAATTTTCGCAAAAACTATTGACAATCGCAAAAACTTATGCTATACTAAATGCGAACAAGGAGGAATACACTATGAACTTCAAAAACGCAGTTGGCTATATTCGTGTCAGTACCGAAGGTCAGGTTGGCGATGATAAATTCGGTATCGACTCTCAGAAACAATCCATCCTTCTCTATGCGAATGAGAATGGCTATAATGTCGTTGCTTGGTTTATCGACAAGGCTGTGAGCGGTGTCAAGGATAGCCGTCCCGAACTCGATAAAATCCTCTATGGTGATGATGTAACCAATCCTCCCTACGAAGCGGTAATTGTTGCTAAGTCCGACCGTATGGCGAGAGACATTAAACTTTACTTCTACTACCTCTATACTCTTGAAAAGAAAAACATCAAACTCCTTAGTGTTTCGGAACAGTTCGATGATGACAACGGTTTGAGTGGTATCTATCGTTCCATTATGTTGTTTGTTGCGGAGCAGGAGCGTAAAAACATCGCTATGCGTACAAGCAGCGGTCGCAGAGTCAAGGCTAAAGCAGGTGGTTATAGTGGCGGTCGTAGTCCCTATGGTTATACCGTGGAAAAAGGACAGCTTGTTATCAACGAACAGGAAGTTCCTATTGTGAGAATGGTCTTTGAGGGTTTGGATGCAGGTCGTACTCTGTGGGATATTGCCGATAGCATTACGGCAGCCGGATATACCACTCGTAAAGGCACACCTTTCAGAGAGTCTAATGTTCGTAGCATTCGAGACAATCGTCCTTTTTATGAGGGTATGTACAAGTATGGTAAGGAAATGAATTGGGTCAAAGGTGTTCACGAGCCTATCCTTACCTCGAAGGAGTAACTATGGAAACCGCATTGAAAATATTAAAAGCAATTTTCGGCTTTTTGTGGAAGTGTATTCTGTTTGCATTAAAAGCGTTGATTTTTGTAATCGTATGTGAGGTTATGATTATGGGGTTTATGTTTTGGATACCGATTAAGTACATTTTCCTCAGACCGTTCTTCAAGAAGCGTACTAAGGTCGATGACTCGTGGAGACGAGGATACGAATGGGCTGCTTCTTATTGGTAATCGAATATAGGCTTTCGCAACCGGGCGATGAGTAACAGTCAACAGGGACTATCGTGCATCTTTCGATAAAAGGTGCGTGATAGTCCTCTTTCTTTAGGAGGTCGAAATATGGATAACGAAAAACTCATTTCCAAAATATTTTTTGAAATACAAAAAGACCCCTCCAACATTCAGGCATACGAGGATGTCTTCGCTCTGTGCCGAAACATTGAAGAGGTCGATTTTAAGTTGGCTCACACGAGCAATGCCGTTTTACGAAATCATATCAGTCGAGGGATGCAGGTCGGAAATTACAGCAGGTTGTTTGATTTATATAAACGCAGCTTGCTTTTCGATGCACCACATCACTTCGACAGTTATCTCTTGTACATCGAAATAAACCGTAAACCGCACGAGCGTTTTTATCAGCCACGGCGTAAGGTGCTAAAACGAGTGGTCGATAATCTGCAAAAGTTGGTGGATGACGAACTCGATGAACTCTTTATCTCAATGCCCCCTCGTGTCGGTAAGACAACTATATTGATGTTCTTCGTAACTTGGCTCATCGGTAGAAATAGCGAAGCATCCAACCTATATTCTGCTTACTCAGATACAATCACCAAAGCGTTCTACAACGGCGTGTTGGAGACGATTCAAGACCCGGTGACTTATTTGTGGAGCGATGTTTTTCCGACAGCGAAGGTGGTGCAAACCAACTCAGCCGATGAAACATTGAACATTGACCGAAGGAAACGATACCCCTCTCTCACTTGCCGTTCTTTGTACGGTACACTAAACGGTGCGTGTGACTGTAACGGCGTGGAAATCTCCGATGACCTTATAGGTGGTATCGAAGAAGCTCTTAACAAAGACCGACTGATGTCTGCTTGGAGCAAGGTTGATAATAACCTACTCCCTCGTGCGAAGGAAAAGGCGAAAATCCTTTGGTGCGGTACTCGGTGGTCTATGATTGACCCGGCAGGACTTCGTATGGAACTTCTGCAAAATGATGAACGCTTTGCTCATCGCAGATATGCAATCATCAACCTACCTGCTCTTGATGAAAACGATGAGAGTCAATTCTGTTATGATTATGGCGTAGGATTTAGTACGGAATACTATCAGCAAAGAAGAGCATCCTTCGAGCGTAATAACGATATGGCATCGTGGACTGCACAGTATATGGGTGAGCCTATTGAGCGTGATGGTGCATTGTTTACGCCTGATGACTTCCGATACTATAACGGTGAACTTCCTACCGATGTTGAGCCTGACCGTATCTTTATGGCGGTAGACCCGGCGTTCGGTGGCGGTGACTTTGTTGCAGCTCCTGTTTGTTTCCAATACGGAGAGGACATCTATGTTCACGATGTGGTGTATGACAACGGTGACAAGAAGGTAACGCAACCGCTTCTCGCTAAGGCTGCAATCGAGTATGGCGTACAAGCAATGCAGGTCGAAGCCAATAAGTCTACGGAATCGTACAAAGAAGGTATCGAAGATGAACTGAAAAAGCAACAGTACCGCTTGAACATTACAACTAAGGCTGCCCCCACCGACAAGGCGAAGTTTCAGAGGATTTTTGACAAAGCTCCTGACATTCGTGAGATGATGATTTTTAGAGAGTCCGGGAAACGCTCAAAAGAGTATAGTTTGTTTATGCAGAATGTCTTCTCTTACAAGATGTTTGGTAAGAACAAAAACGATGATGCTCCCGATAGTTTGACAATGGCGGTGTCGATGGTTAGAAATCCGATGGGCAAATGTGAAGTTTTTAAGAGAAAATTTTAACTTTTTTTGCTCTCCAATGGATTATTTACACCAAAGTAGTTGACAAACCATTGAAGAAGTGCTATAATGATATGTGTATAGATATAGGCAAAAGAAGGAGGTGTTTTGGATGGCTACGACTCGCACAATGACCGGGCGTACTGTCATTTACACGGATGTTTCTGTAATCGACAAGTCCAATGTCGTGCAGGTCTTGAAAAAGGCACTCGAAACACACGAGGTAAATAAAAACGAGATTCAGTATCTCTATGATTATTACCGTGGAAAGCAGCCTATTCTGAACAGAATCAAAGAGATTCGTCCTGAGATTAACAATAAGCTCGTTGAAAATAGAGCGAATGAGATTGTTTCTTTCAAGGTGGGATACTTGATGGGTGAGCCTGTTCAGTATGTCTGCCGTGGTGGTAACGATGAGAACTCCGAAGCAATCAATCTACTCAACGAGTTTGTGTTTGCGGAAGATAAAGCGGCGAAGGACAAAGAACTTGCGGATTGGTTTACCATTTGCGGTACTTCTTATCGTATGGCTCTTCCCGATGCAACCGAAGATGTGGACGAAGCTCCCTTTGAGATTTATACCCTTGACCCTCGCTACTCGTTCGTAGTATATCACAACGGACTTGGTAATAAGCGAAAGATGGGTGTTAAGTACATTGTCCTCGAAAATAATGACATTGTGTACAGCGTGTACACGGACAATATGTACTTTGAGATTATCAACGATAAGGTTGTCAAGGCTCAACCTCATTCCTTGGGTTGTGTTCCTGTGGTAGAATATCCTGCCAATAATGCTCGTCTCGGTGCATTTGAGATTGTCCTTCCTCTGCTCGATGCAATTAACGAGGTGGGTAGTAATCGTCTTGACGGTGTAGAACAGTTTGTTCAGGCAATTCTTATGTTGAAGGGCGTGGACATCTCTTCGGATGACTTTGCCGCTCTCAAAGAAAACGGCGGTTTGAAAGTACCGTTGGAGGGCGATGCGAAGTATCTTGTGCAGGAGTTGAATCAGTCTCAGACACAGACTCTTGTTGATTATATGTATCAGACCGTCTTGACTATTTGCGGTATGCCTAACCGTAACGGTGGCTCGTCCACAAGTGATACCGGGTCTGCTGTTATAATGCGTGATGGTTGGTCTGCTGCCGAAGCAAGAGCAAAGGATACTGAGTTGATGTTCAAGATGTCTGAGAAGGAGTTTTTGAAACTCATTATCGGCATCACAAACACACTTAGAGATATGAACTTAAAGCTCTCTTCTATCGAGATTCGTTTCACGAGACGAAATTATGAGAATATTCAAGAGAAAGCACAAGTGCTTACCACTATGCTTGCGAATGATAAGATTCATCCTCGTCTCGCTTTTGAGCATTGCGGTTTGTTCGTTGACCCTGAGTTGGCATACACACAGAGTATGCTTTATGCTGAGGAACGAGAAGCCGAACTCTTGAAGGAATTGGAACTGACTGCTCAACACGAAGAAGACGAGACCGAAGATGGTGAAGAAGTCCCGGAAGAGAATGGAGAAATGAACGAAGATGTATGATTACACCGATAAAGTCATTCTTTATATGAAGAAGCGATTTATTCGGTTGTTCAATCAGTTCAAAAGCCGTGTATCTTTCGATGAACTGAATGTTTTGCAATCGGCTCGCTCTCTGTATGAAGAGATGGAAAAGATAGTCGAAGAGTCTTTTCTGCTGATTGCTAAACGAGCCTATGCGGATAACGGTGGAGAGTTCACCGACACGATAACAGCACTATGGTTGCTCGAACTGTTGGAGGAATATGACCCCGTAACCAAATATGTTTATCTGCACGAGGTTGAGCGTAAATGTTCTCGATTCGCTGAGAGCGTAATAGCAAGCACAAACAAGGCTCAGGAAATTAACACAGCTTTGCGGTATTGGTCAAATATGGTGTCGCAATATGCGATTGAAGTTACCGACCGTGCAGCTCTACAAGCCTACATCGACCGTGGTGCTGAGAAAGCAATATGGGTAACGATTAAGGATGAGAAACGCTGTAAAGAGTGTCGAGCAAGGGATGGTAAGATTTACGACATCGCTAAGATACCACCCAAACCGCACATCGGATGCAGGTGTTTCCTCCTCCCTTATTTCGGAGGTGCAAACGATGAGTGAGAAAACACAAGAGCCGAAGATTTTTTCGGCAGAGGTGATTGAGGAAATCACGAGAATCTTGAAACACGGGAACTCCGTTGAACTAAAAAGAGAAAATGGAAAACTCGTTGTGGTCGAGATTCAACGAAAAGTGAAAAGTAAGACCTCTATAACCGGGTAGAGGGAAACAGTCAACAGGGACTATGAGCAAACACGCTTGTAGTCCCTGTTTTTGTTTGATATACAGCCGTAAGGCTTGATATATGAGAGTGAACTCTAAACGCAAAAGTCAAGACAAGACTATAAAACAGACAATAGTGCTGAGTGAACAGCCTTGTTAAACGCAGGAGGTATTTATTATGGCAAAAATCGACATCACAAAGATTGAGGGTTATGACACTATGACCCCCGAAGAGAAACTCGCAGCCCTTGAAGCATTCGAGTATGAGGACAACGCTATTGAGTTGGAGAGATACAAGAGTGCTGCTTCTAAGGCGAACTCCGAAGCTGCTGAATGGCGTAAGAAACATAACGCCCTGTTGACCGAGGAGGAACAGAAGAAACAGGCAAGCGAGGAAGAGCTTACTACTCTTAGAGCAAAGGTAGAAGCTATGGAGAAGGAAAAGGTCGTATCCGAACACAAGGCTCAGTTCCTTGCTATGGGTTACGATGAAGCTCTTGCCGATGCAACCGCTAAGGCATTGGCTGATGGTGATACCGCTAAGGTTTTTGCCAATCAGAAGAAATTCCTCGAAAGTCACGACAAATCTCTGAAAGCAGAGTTGCTCAAAGACACTCCTACTCCTCCTGCCGGAGACGGTGGAGATACGATGACTTACGAAAAGTTCCGTAAGCTGTCTGCACAGGAGCGTTACGACTTCTCTGTTAAGAATCCCGAAGAATACAAAAAACTTTATGGAGGTAATGAATAATGGCACATACTATTTATGAAAATTTCTTCCTCTCCAACGAGGTTGAAGACCAGTTCAATTCTCACCTTGATTTGCAGCAGTTCTGTACCGTAGACAACTCCCTCGTGGGTGCTCCCGGTATGATTCGCAAAATCAATGTTTACCGTGCTACTAACGGTACTGAGAAGCTCGCTATGGGTGCAGGTAATACTAAGGCAATCGAGGTTTCCTACACCGAGGCTAACTATGAGATTCTGCTTGCTCAGAACAAGTTCGAGTACTATGACGAGCAGGAAATGACCGACCCGATGCTTGTTCCTGTCGGTATGAAGCACGCAGGTACTGACCTGTTCAACACCGTCAACGCAGACATCTACGCTGAGTTTGCGAAGACTACTCAGATTGTTTCCGCTTCTGCATTCGGTTTCGATGCGTTTGTTGATGCGGCTGCTGTTCTGAACATCGAGAATCTCGAAGGTGTTACCATCTTTGGTTTCGTTTGTCCTGCTGATATGGCGAAGGTGCGTAAGGCTCTTAAGGAAGACCTTAAGTATGTCGAAGCGTTCGCTCGTCAGGGTTATGTAGGTACTGTTGGCGGTATCAATCTTTACACTAAGAAGAATGCTACCGAGGGTACTGTAATCATCGGCACTAAGGATGCTGTTACTCTCTTCAACAAGAAGGGCATTGAGACTGAGCAGGAGCGTGATGGCGATATTCGTCAGAACACCATCTTCTCTCGTAAGTACTATCTCGCTGCTCTGACTGACGAGACTAAGGCAGTTAAGATTACCGTTGCGTAATTGATAGGAGGTAAGCAATATGACTGAATCCGAAAAACTCGCAATGTTGAAAAACTTGTCGGGTGAGTCCGATGAGGGAGTGTTGCTTACCTTTCTTACTTTGGCAGGTCAGAAAATCATCCAAAGAGCCTATCCGTATCGTACTGATATTGAGGAAGTTCCGGGCAGATATGCTACTACGCAGGTAGAGATTGCTTGTTACCTTCTCAACAAGAGAGGTGCTGAGGGTGAGACCTATCATAGTGAGAACGGCATCAACCGTTCCTACGAGAATGCGGATGTTCCCGATTCTATGCTGTCGAGAGTCGTTCCCTTTGTGGGGGTGATTTGATGAAGTGTTTACATCGGAACAAAACCAAATTTCATTATGCTCTCTTCAAAGAAAAGGTTGCGATTAAGGATGAGTATGGTAATGATAGCGGAGAGTATAGGGTAGTTTACGAAACCCCGGTTGCGATGAATGCTAATGTGTCAGCCGCAACGGGTGAAGCTCAAATGGAGCAGTTCGGTAATTCCATCCTATACGACAAAGTTATTATCAGCGATGAAATCGACTGTCCGATTGATGAGCATTCTGTTCTTTGCGTAGACTCTGAGCCGAGTTATGACGATGAGGGCAATCTGATTTACGATTATATCGTTAAGAAGGTGGCACGGTCTCTCAACACAATATCTTTCGCCATAAGTAAGGTGGAAGTGTCGTGAAGAAGATTAAATGTACCCTTGGAACGATTGATAAGGCTATCGCTCAAATTGAAGAATACGAGAAAGACTTGCAAAAGAAAAATCGTATCTTTATGGAGCGTTTGGCTGAAATCGGAATCCGAGAAGCCAAAATGAACTTCGGACAGGCAATTTACGCAGGTACGAACGATGTAAAGGTCAACGATACGCCTGAGTGGATAAGTGACACAAAACTCGCTATTTCCGCAAGCGGTAAGTCGATTACCTTCATTGAGTTCGGTGCAGGTGTTCATTATGCAGCGGAGAGTCATCCCAAAGCAGCCGAGTTCGGTTTCACTCGTGGTGGTTACGGTCATCATCTCGGTAAGCTCGATTCGTGGCGATACGAGGGAGACCCCGGAAAAAACGGTAAAATCATCGAGGGTGGCGAACATCAAGGAATGGTTGAGACACACGGCAATCCTGCCAATCGTTGCTTATATAACTCGGCAAAAGAAATGAGAGAGCAAATCAAGAAAATCGCTAAGGAGGTGTTCGGTAATGATTGATATTGAGAATGAAGTTTTCACAAAGGTTGCTACCGAACTCCGTTCGCAGTTTCCTACAATTAACATCTACGGTGAAGATGTGCGTAGTCCTTCTTCGTTCCCCTGTGTCAGCGTAGTAGAAGCTGATAATTACACGGTCAAAGCTACACAAAACACCGGGAGTAATGAGAATCACGCAAATCTTATGTACGAGGTGAATGTCTATTCCAATAAAACGAATGGTAAGAAATCCGAGTGCAAGGCGATTCTCGCTATTGTAGATGACATTCTGTTGGGTATGGGATTTACCCGAACAATGAAAAATCCTGTCTCTATGGACGATGCTACGATTTATCGAATGGTGACTCGTTATACAGCAATCGTCTCGAAAAATCAAACTATTTATAGGAGGTAAGCAAAATGGCTATTTCTACTTATAAAGTCTTTTTGATGAAGAAGGGTGCTTCTGCTTCTGCTTATGAGAAGCTCGTTGACATCAAGGACTTCCCTGACCTCGGTGGTGCTCCCGAAATGCTCGAAACCACCACTCTCTCTGACGGTGCTCAGACTTTCATCCCCGGCATTCAGTCTCTCGAAGCGTTGGAGTTTACTGCCAACTATGACAAGACCGATTATGCTACCCTCGCTGCTCTTAAGGATGCAGAGAACGACTACGCTGTGTGGTTTGGTGGTACTGAATCCGCAGGTGTTGTTACTCCTGATGGCTCTGAGGGCAAGTTCGAGTTCAAGGGCAAGCTAAATGTCTTCGTTGTGGGCGGCGGTGTGAATGAGGTAGTTGATATGACTATCACTATCGCTCCTTCCACTCCCATTACTGTTGCAGCTAACTAAAGATAATCGAGGAGGAAATGTATTATGGCAAAGACTATCAATTTTAATTTCGAGGGTACGGATTACACTCTCGAATACACGAGAGCATCTGTTGCGACTCTTGAAAAACAGGGTTTCAACATTAGTGACATCTCGGACAAACCTCTTGTTACTCTGCCGACTCTGTTCGCAGGTGCGTTTCTCGCTCATCATCGTTTCGTGAAGCGTGATGTGATTGACAAAATCTATGCGAAGATGACAAACAAGATGGACTTGGTTATGCGACTCGCTGAGATGTACAACGAGCCTATCGAAGCTCTTGTCGATGAGCCGGAGGAGTCCGAGGGAAACTTGACTTGGGGAGCGAGTTGGTAAGTGACTCGCCTACCCCGGAGGGCGGCGATTCGGAACGGGTTGCCGCCCTTTCTTATACTGAGGTGTTCTACAAACACTTACCGTACTATTTGGCAATCGGTATGCCTAATGACCTTTTTTGGAATGGTGATTGCCGATTGACAGAGAGTTACAGACGAGCGGAAGAAATCAAGCTACGCAAGAAGAATCAGGACTTATGGTTACAAGGTATGTATATCTACGAAGCCTTGTGCGATGTGTCCCCGGTGCTTCAAGCGTTTGCCAAAAAGGGTACGAAGCCTACTCCGTATTCGTCTGAGCCTTACGCTATTACCGCACAACAGGTGAAGGAAAAGCGTGAGCGTGAAGAACGACTCAGATTTGAAAAAACTAAGGCAAAGATGGCATCGTGGGCTGCTCGTACCAACTCACAAATTGCCGTTCGTGCCGGGAAGGAGGTAGACAATGGCTGACAATAGTATTGATAATCTGCAAATTGAAATTGAATCTACTACTACGGATGCTCAACGAGGATTGACGAAGTTAAAAAACTCGCTTCAAAAGCTCTCCGAGATGAGTGACGGCATTGCTAAGATGAACAGCGAAGGTATTACGAAGCTGAAATCTATGGCAGAAGGTATAGACTCGATTGCTAATGCAGGTAACAACCCCGGTCTGTCTAAGGCAATTTCCGAACTTCGGAAACTTGCAAAGATTGACTTTTCTAATGTTGGTGCAGGCTCTGAGAAACTTGCGGAAGTGGCTGATAGAGTTTCTGCTGTATCGAGTCCTACTGCCGATGTTGTTCCTCCGACCTCTCCAACCTCTACTGTACCGATTGAGCCGAGTGTTGATGTTGAGACTACAAAGGTAAAGCTGAAATCCTTGAAGGAAGTGGCAACCTCTGTATTCAACGCAATCAAGGGTGGCGGTAAAGCCGTGTTCTCCGGCATCGGAAAGATTGCAAGTTCCGCATTCAATGGTGCAATCGCTGCAATCAAGAAACTCGGAAGTGCCGCTAAGAGTGTCTTCAATGGTATCAAGAAGTTCGGAAGTTTTATCGGGGGTAAATTTACCTCCGCACTTGGGACTGCATCCAAAAAGATGTCAGGTCTCGTCCGTTCTATGGCTCGTATCGCATTGTATAGAGCAATTCGTTTCCTTTTCTCGCAGATTACAGCAGCGGTCAAGGAAGGTACGAATAACATCTATCAGTACAGTAAGGCGATTGGCGGCGAACTTGCTTCTTCGATGGACAGAATTTCATCGAGTTTTCTGTATTTCAAAAACTCGATTGGTGCAATGGTTGCTCCTCTTATCAACGCTCTTGCCCCGGCGATTGAGTATGTCATCGACAAGGCAGTTGCTTTGATGAATGTACTTAATCAGTTGTTCGCAAAACTTTCGGGAGCAAGCACTTGGACAAAAGCCGTAAAAACTCAAACTGAGTACGCAGAAGCCGCAGGAGGTGCAGCCGAAGCAGCTCAGAGTTTGACCGCAGGATTTGACGAACTGAATGTTCTCTCTGATAGTGGCGGTGGTGGAGGTGCAAGCACTCCCGACTACGGAAGTATGTTTGAAGAAGTTGCCCTTGACAGCGATTTTGCATCTTGGCTCGACCAAATTAAGGCGATGATTGATGCAGGTGATTGGGCAGGACTCGGAACTTATCTCGGTGAGAAGGTCAACGAGCTTGTCAATAGCGTTGATTGGGCAGGAGTCGGAACGAAGTTGGGTAGCGGTTTTCAATCCGCATTCGAGTTCTTGTACGCATTCCTCGATACAATCGACTTCGACAACATCGGTGCAAGTGTGGCAACGCTACTCAACAATGCGTTCGCTCAAATTGATTGGAACTTGGTGGGACGAACTTTTGCGAAGGGTTGGACGATTCTCGTTGACCTGATGTACGGTTTTGTTACTACTTTCGATTGGACACAGTTCGGTCTTGCGATTGCCGACTTTATCAATGGTTGGTTTGATGAAATCGACTTAACTAAATCGGTGCAGACAATTCAAGAATTGCTGTTCGGTCTGTTCGAGAGTCTGCAACAGGCAGTAAGAAACATTCAATGGAGAGAAATTGGTGCGGATATTTCCAACGCTCTCAACTCTATTGATTGGGCAGGTCTCTTCGGAGAACTTACCCGAACTCTTAGCGATACGCTTGTTGGACTTTTAGACTTTGCTTGCAGTACTGTTGAAACTCTTGATTGGGGTAAACTCGGCAGAGACCTGTGGAACTCTCTTGTCGCAATCGTGACAAACATCGACTACAACAGCATAGTGAGTCTTGCGTTTGAGTTGCTCGGTGCTGTCATCGGCGGTGCGACTGCTCTTGTAGTTGAGTTGTGTATCACGATTTGGGATGCTCTAAAAAACGGATGGAACAGCACAAAGGCTTACTTTGATACCTTCATCGAAGAAGCAGGTGGCAACATCATTCAAGGTCTGTGGAATGGTATCGTGAATGCTCTAAAGAATGTCGGAAATTGGATTGTGGAACACATCTTCAATCCGTTCATCAACGGCTTTAAGGCGGCATTCGGAATCGCTTCTCCTTCTACCGTAATGGAAGAACAGGGCGGTTTCATCATTCAAGGTCTGTGGAATGGTATCAACAATGCTTGGCACTCCATCGTAGAGTTCTTCACCGAAAAGTTGGAGGGCATCAAACAGGTTTGTTCCGAAGCGTGGGAGAGCATCAAAACGACTGCATCGACCGTGTGGGGGAACATCAAGACATCTCTTTCGACCACTTGGGACAATCTGAAAACATCGGCATCCACCACTTGGTCGAATATCACAAGTACGGTTGCTACTGCTTGGGACAATGTAAAGACTAAAACGAGTACGACTTGGAGCAACATTTCTTCTACCTTGTCTACCACTTGGTCTACCGTCAAGAGCAATGCAAGCACGACTTGGAGTAATTTGAAATCGACCATTTCTACGGCGTGGTCTAACATTCAGTCCGATAGTACGACTAAGTGGAACAACATCAAATCCTCGCTCACTACGACTTGGAATACAATGAAATCTACCGTATCGACTACTTGGAGCAATATGAAGTCCACGATTGCTACGAATTGGGCGAACATTAAGAGCAATACCGATACGACTTGGAATACGCTGAAATCCTTGCTCTCTACCGCTTGGAACAGCATCAAGTCCACGGCTACCTCGGTGTTTACTTCGATGAAATCGAGCATCAATTCTATTTGGGATAGCCTGAGCAGTCACATTTCTTCCGTTGTAGGTACAATCAAATCCGTTGTAAGCGGTATGGTGAGTGCCATTACTTCGGGCGTGAATACTGCTAAGTCTTTGCTGAGTAGTGCGGTGTCCGCAGCTCAGAGTGCTATTAGTAGCGTAAAGAGTGCGTTGTCGAGCATCGGTAGTAAAGTATCGAATGCTGTGAGTAGTGCTGTTGATTGGGTTGGTGACAAGCTCGGTTTTGCATCGGGTGGTTTCCCCGAAGTAGGACAGCTTTTCATTGCTCGTGAAGCAGGTGCTGAGATGGTTGGTAGCATCGGTGGTCGTACTGCCGTTGCGAATAACGACCAAATCGTAGAAGGTATTTATCAGGGCGTTCTCGCCGCAATGCAAGCATCGGGTAGCGGTAGTAGCGGAAACTTCGATGTTAAGGTTTATCTTGACGGCAAGCAAATTACCGCAGCCGTTGAGAAGAGACAGCGTGAGCGTGGTGCAACGATTTATCCGGGAGGTGTTCTCAATGGCGTTTAGAGCATTAGTAACGGTCGGAAATTATGCGTTTCCTGAGCCGTCCGGGTATTCGGGCAACACAGCAACACTTGTTGACTCCGCTCGAAATCTTGAAGGTGTCGTTATCGGCTCGGTCATTCGAGACGATGTAGCGAAGGTTGAACTTTCGTGGAGATACCTCACAGTTGCTCAATGGGCGGCAGTCAACAAGTGCTTCAAGCAGTCTGCCGGGGGTAAGTTTTATAACACGGTAACATTCTTCGACCAAAGTGCCGGAGGTTGGGTTACTAAAACAATGTATGTTAGTGACCGTAGTGCCGGAATGTGGAGACGAGACCCTGAGAATGGTGACATTCTCGGTTGGACTGACTGCAAACTCTCGCTCGTGGAGGTGTAAGTATGCAGAAGGTATCGGATTATTGGAAGTCTATTCAAAAACAGCAGCTCGTCAATGAGACTTTTCTTGAAATCTCGTTCGACATTGCTGACCCGGATGCTCTTGCCGATGCTTCTTCCGCTGATAATGGAGCAGCGTACATCGCCAACACGGAGCAAATTGTAAGTGAGGTCGATAAAGACATCGTACCTTACGGAACTTTAGAGGAAAACCTTTGGCTACTCGATGGTAGCCGAAGGTTTATCCCCGACTCAGACTACGGAGATAACGGCTTTATTGGGAATGCCCTCTCGAAAGCGGACGGTGGTTTCGATGTAATGCCGACCGTAGATATTAACTTTTCAGTCGTACACGAGCCTATCATCCCCGGTATCACAATCACTTGGGGTATTGCTTATGGTGAATACGCTGAGATTTTCAAGATTACCGCATATAACGGAACAGATATTGTGGCTGAATTGCGTGTCGAGGATAATGTCTCGGTGAAATCTGTTGTGGAATTGGATATTGAGTCTTATGACCGCATTCGTGTCGAGGTTATCAAGTGGTGTTTGCCTTATCACAGACCGAGAATTTCCGAGGTTTTTGTTGGTGTCAACAAGGTTTATGAGAAAACCGACATCACGGGGTTTGAACACGAGCAGGACATCAGTCCCATCGGTGCGACAACTCCGACAAATAAAGTTGGATTCTCCATTGATAATAGCGATAACAAGTATGACCCCAACAACGCAACAGGACTCTCGAAATACTTGATGGAACGGCAAGAGATGCGAGTCAAATATGGACTCAAACTCAATGACGGTACTATCGAAACTATCCCGGCAGGTGTGTTCTATCTCTCTGAGTGGGATGCTCCTCAGAACGGTATTGAAGCAAGTTTTGTAGCAAGAGACCTCTTGGAATTTATGAGAAGTAATTATCTCAAAGGTGTGTATAACACTTCCGGGGTTTCACTCTACGACCTTGCGATTGATGTACTCACCGAAGCAAATCTTCCGCTCAACGATGACGGAACGGTGAAATGGGTTGTGGATGAGAGCTTGCAGTCGATTTACACGACCGCTCCTCTTCCTCTCTGTACTTTGGCTGAATGTTTACAGTATATCGCACAGGCGGCGTGTTGCATTATCTTCTGTGACCGTCAGGGCATTCTTCACATTGAGCCTATTTCTACTGAGCATACAGATTACGCTCTTACAGAGTTTAATATGTTCGCTCGTCCCGAAATCTCGCTCCAAAAGCCGTTGATGGCGGTAAGCACGAAAATCTATAACTACTTTGTGGAAGAGACGGGCAAGGAACTGTTTAGCGGTATGGTATCGGTAAATGGAACTCGTGAGGTTATCGTGACTTACTCTGACAGGGCAATCAATGCTTCTGCCGTAGTAACGAACGGCACTTTGGTTTCTGCTGTGTACTACACCAACGCTTGCTATCTCACCATTACGGGTAGCGGAGATGTGACTATCACCGTCACGGGGGATTTGCTGAAAAGTTCTGACTCCAATTTCGTTGTAGATGCAAACGATGAAGGTGAAACACAGACTGTGGACAATCCTCTCATCACTTCTACCACACTTGCTACGACCGTTAGCGAATGGGTAAAAGAATGGCTGAGTCATCGAAAGATGGTTGAGATTGGCGATTGGAGAGCAGACCCACGGCTCGATGCTACGGACATCATCTACTCGGAAAATAAGTTCAGTACTGAAAGTGTCCGTGTGACCGCAGTTAAGTACTCTTACGCAGGAGCGTTCAAGGGTACGGGTGAAGGGAGAGTGATTTAATGGCAGTATGGATTGACCCTGTTTTTGACAGGACAGAAGAAGATGTGGCTTTTGCTAAAGAACAGATTCAAGCGTGGATTACCGCTCAACTCACAGGAAATCTCATCGAAACCTACGAGTTGAAAGGGTGTCTCAATCTGACTGACATCAATCGTATCGAGGGAAACATTCAGTATCTTAGCGATAGATTGGACGAATTACATTACCCTCCCGGAACTAACTGTAAGACTTGGGTACGAAGCGGTATGCCCACCGAACGAGACATTCGCAGAATCCTAAACAATGTCAAGCTGATTATTACCGCTTACTATCAGCAGGAGGGTGTAACCGATGTACCTGAGAGTATGGGTGCATACACGGACATCAATGCAATCGAAGAAAACTTATATTATATCAAGCAGCTTGTAGATGCGATGGTTGGAAGTTTCCAAAAGAGCGGAATGTTCCAATCCGGGGCAATGCGAATGCTGCCTATTGCGAGGTGAACACTTATGGCTTATGTATCAAGAGAAATCTTAGACCGTGTAGCGGTTGGAGATAATTGCTTCTTCATCGAAGAGTTGGGAGACGGGCGTTTTATGCTCACTCCTGCTCCCGATTCTGTAACGGAAGTCGGCACAGACATCAACCGTGAACTGCTTCAACCTATCGAGGATAGAGTAGTTTGGCTGATGAATCGAGTGTTCGATGACATCACAAGCAATCCGTTTATGATGGCGTTTGATGACCTGACAGGATTGACCGTAACAGGTGTGTGGAATGACAGCCTGAGCAGAATCGAGTGTTAATCTATGTCAGTTCAACAGTCCCATCGCAAAGAGCCTACCGAAATGAATGTAATATCCAAAGCGAAAGATGTATTCAAGCACAGTCGGTTAATGATTCGTACCGAAAAGCACTTTCCGAAGAAAGAACGGTTTATGTTGGTAAAAGACATCTACGAGTATTCAAAGGAAATCGTTGTGAAACTGTTAGCCGCAAATGACTTAATTCTGTCCGTGGAAGGACAGCGAGAACTTAGACTCAGGTATCAGCTTGAAGCCGTTACCGCTTGCAAGAAGTTGATGTTCCTCGTTGAACAGTCCTATGAAGAGAATTACATCAGCGGAGATAGTTGTGTCTATTGGACTCAAATGATAACCGATGTGAAGAATATGACCTTAGCTTGGAACAGAAAAGACAGGCAAAGATAAACTTTTTGGGGTGTGCCTTGTCGCTCGACCGCCTAACTACTCGAATGCCAACAATGCTCGCAATGTCAACACGGATGGTAGTCTGAACAACAACAATGCTTACAATGGTAACAATGGCGTTCGTCCCGATTTGATGGATAATCGAGTCCGAGTAACCTCCGGGTGAAAGCAGAGACCCATCATCAAAGGAAGGTGCATCCCTTCTTCTTAGAAAAGGAGATAAACACAGGAATACCGATGCAAAGGCTTTGGAACACCAACGCACAAGCTATATACGGTGTGGAGTTAATATGTATTACGAGAGAATCTACGATTTTGATAATTTACACAAAGCGTTCAAGTTAGCTCGTAGAGGAAAGAGGTGGAAACCTGCAACAGCACGGTTTGAGGTGAATCTATTGGAAAACATTTTACGCTTGAATCGTGAGTTGCAGGATAAAACCTATACGCTGTCCGAGTATCACACCTTCAAGGTGTATGAGCCGAAGGAGCGAGCAGTAATGTCCAACTCCTTCCGTGATAAGGTCGTACAGCACTCTTTGTGTGATAATGCCCTCGAAGTACTACTCACGAAGAATTTCATCTACGACAACTACGCTTCACAGAAAGGTAAAGGGACAGATTTTGGATTAGAGCGTTTGGATGGATTTATGCACAAATTCTATCGCAAACACGGCACGGACGGTTGGGTGTTGAAATGTGATATACGAAAATACTTCTATCGAATACCGCACGAGTATTTGAAAAGAGTATTAGAGCCTTATATCCCCGAAGAGGATTTGAGGTGGTTACTATGGTACATCATTGATTCAACCGATGACCCCGGAATCCCAATCGGCAATCAAAGCAGTCAACTTCTCGCTGTTCTTGCTCTAAGTCCCTTAGACCATTTCATCAAAGAGAAGTTAGGCATCAAGTATTACGGTCGTTATATGGATGACTTCTACCTCATTCATCACGACAAGTTGTATTTGAAACAATGCCTACGGGACATAAAGATGTTCCTCGCTCCTATGGGTATGGAACTTAACGAGAAAACGCAGATATTTCCGTTGAAAAACGGCATCGACTTTCTCGGTTTTCATATCTACCTGACCGAAACAGGAAAGACCGTGTGGAAACTACGGAGACGGAGCAAACATAATATGTCTCGAAAATTGAAGAAATTTCGCAATCTGCTCGATAAAGGGCAGATAACAAAGGAGAGTGTTTATCAGTCCTACCAATCGTGGAGGGGACACGCTCTTCGAGGTAACTGTCATCACCTTGTTCGGGAGGTCGATGGGTTATTCTACGATTTATTTAAGGAGGATTTTGAAAATGTCGCAGCTTTTATCAAACCTTTCAACAGGGGCGAAGGTGAAGTTCGGCAAGCATCAGGTGAACTCGGAAACGGCACAGCCAATCATTTGGACGGTTGTAGCGAAAAACCATAAGGGTACACCTGCTTATCCGACCAACGCTATCACCCTACACGCAACAAACATTCTCGATTTGAGATGTTTCGATGCGAAAGAGCCTAACAACTCTAACTCCGACCGAAAAAGTTACGGTAACAACCGATACGCAGTATCGAATATGCACCAATGGCTCAACTCCAAAGCAGCCGCAGGAAGTTGGTACTCCGCACAGCATAGTGCAGACCAATCTCCTAACTCTTCGAGTGTTGTATCGGCAGGTACTCAACACGCTTCTCGTCCCGGTTTCCTCAATTTGTTTTCCGATGAGGAGTACGCAGCTATTCTAAACACGACCATTCGTGTTGCGAAACCTTCTACCGATGGTGGCTCTTACGAAGACATTACTGCAAAGGTATTTCTTCCTTCCACTACCGAGGTTGGTCTCGCAAACGAAAACAGCATTGCCGAAGGTGCTGCTTGGGGTTACTACACGAGCAATAGTGCGAGAATCGGTTATCTGACCACTCAGGCGTTTAACAATACCGCTTCAAGTTCTAAGCCGTCCTCTGCTACTACCGCTTGGTATTGGTGGCTGAGAACGCCTTACTACTCGCGTGCCT